CGGTTTGCTTGGTTAACCCAAATCTTTTTGACCTCACTGTAATATAAAGAATAATTTCTGGAAGGATTATGAAGAAGAAAAAGAAGAAATATTAATGGCTCTGACCAAAAGGCAGGAAACAACCCTTAAACGCCACAGCGAGCATCATACAAAAAAGCATATGACTGAGATGCGGAAGATGATGAGTGCAGGCAAAACATTTACAGCAGCTCACAAGGCTGCCATGAAAAAAGTAGGGAAATGAGCCTTTATCGGAACATCCACAAAAAGCGGAAACGGATCAAGGCCCAGAAGGCCGCAGGCAAAAAGCCTGAAAGGATGAAAAGGAAAGGCGAGAAGGGTAGACCCACTGCTAAACAGTTTAAGGCCGCTGCCAAGACTGCGAAGAAGAAAAAAAAGTGAGTGCCTGGCAGCGCAAAGAAGGCAAAAACAAGAAAGGCGGTTTAAATGAAAAAGGCCGCAAATCATATGAACGGGAGAACCCCGGCAGTGATTTAAAACGCCCGGTAAAAAGCGGAGACAATCCGCGCCGTGCTTCCTTCCTAGCCAGGATGGGAAACATGAAAGGGCCAGAGTACAAAGACGGGAAGCCAACAAGGCTGCTGCTATCGCTCAAAGCCTGGGGAGCCAGCAGTAAAGCTGATGCCAAGAAAAAGGCCGCAGCCATCTCAAAGCGTAATGCGAAGAAAAAAGCCAGGTCCACTTAAACCTCCTCCACGCCGTGGATGAAAAGAAAATAAGAGAACGGGCAGCCGAAATTTTTTCGGACCCGGTTTTCGCGAAAGTATACAGCGAACTTGAAGCGCAGTATCTCGTGGAGCTCCGGGCAGCAGACCCGCACGACACAAGCGAAACCACGAGAATTTTACAAGCCCTCCAGGTGTTAGAGCTCGTGAAGAATCACCTTCACAAACTTTCCCAGGGGATGAGGCTTGAAACTGAAGATTTCAAGAAGCTGAAGAATGGAAGAAGAAATCGCTGAAGAAGCGGCTCCACAGGAACAACCGCAAACAGCAGAAGAGGCATTTTTAAATCGCCTCCAGCCTCCTGAAGAGGAGGAACCCGCTCTTGAAGAAGAGCAACCAGACGCAGAAGAGGATCTCGATGATGAGGTAATCCTTGAAGAGCAGTCTGATGAGCCTGTGTTCACAATCAAGGCAGCCGGGGAGGAACACACCCTGACCCTTGACGAACTTCAGGAACGAGCATCTCAGGGTATTGATTACACGCGGAAAACTCAGTCCCTTGCAGCCGAAAGGAAGCAGGTCACAGAGCGTTTCCAGGAGTTAGAACAGCTCCAGGCGAAAATGGCAGCAGCAGCACAGACGCAGCCGCCAGTAGTCGAGCAGCACCCTCCAGAGTATTGGCAGGAACTCCAACAGAGTGACCCGGTCAGATATCTCATAGAGAGGGATCAATATCGAGAGAAGCAGGCGGCAGCACAGTCAGCCCAACAGCAGCAACAGGAGATTGCAGAGCAGTATCAATACCAGCAGCAACAAGAGGCACAAGCCCAATTGCAGCAGGCACATACCCAGCTCGTAGATCAGTTTCCAGAATGGTCAGATCCAGAAAAGTTTTCAGCGGCAAAGCTGGAGATGAGATCGGCTGGCCTGAAGTTAGGCTATAGCGATGAAGAACTCTCCCAGGTCTACGATGCCAGAGCAGTGTTAGCACTGCAGAAGGCAGCAGCATATGACCGAATAATGGAGAAGAAAGACACGTTAAAAAGTGCTCCACCAAAGACACCGCAAGGTCACTCAGCGCGACCAGGGCGGAAAAGCAATTTAAGGAAAGCCAAAGAGCAATTGGCAAAGACAGGCAGACCGCGTGATGCGGATGCAGCATTTAGAGCCATCATCGATAAAAGGAGATAAAAAATGGCACTTATTAGCGGGGCAACAACTTCTTACACCAGAAGCACCAGCCCAAACAATGTAATCGAAGAAGACGTTTCGGATATCATCCACAATATCTCACCTACAGATTGTCCTTTTATGGAGATGGTAGGAACGCGAGATGTTGGGAATACCAATTTTGAGTGGCTGATCGAATCGCTTCCTGCGAATGACAGCACCACTGCGGTGTTGGAAGGAAACGAGTTTTCCGCAGACACGGCAATCAACCAGACAAGAACCAGCAACGTCTGTCAGATTGGAGTACGGACCGCACAAACCACAGGAACCCAAGCTGCTACCAGCAACTATGGTTTCGCAGAGGAGATGGCACACCAGCTCACCCTGGCAGGCCGAATCCTCAAAAATAATGTGGAGAGCGCACTGGTTTCTAAAAACCCAAAGGTTGCAGGCAGCTCATCTGCTGCAAGGCAGACCAGAGGCTTGGAGCACTGGATTGTTACCAACGATACCAGAGGCCCAGGTAGCTCAACTGCAGGAGCACAAGCTTCCAGCGAGAATGCTGCAATGACTGACGCGGATGCACAGGTTGCATTCACTGAAACACTGCTTTCCGCATCAATGCAAACCGCGTTTTCCGCAGGAGCAGAGCCCTCTGTCCTCATGGTTGGTCCCTTTAACAAGCGTGCCGTGTCAGAGATGAGCGGCAGGGGAGGCACCCAGGTTCAGGTAGGTCCTGAGATGGTCACTTCAAACGTGACAATCTACGCCTCTGATTTCGGAGATCTCCGGGTTGTTGTGAACCGCAAGCAGCGTGATCGCACCGCGTTTCTGATTGATCCTGAGTACTGGAAAGTTGCTTATCTGCGACCTTTCACGCAGCAGGATATTGCGAAAGTTGGTGACGCAGACCGAAAGCAGATCGTGGTTGAATTTGGGCTTGAGAGCTCCAATGAAGCTGCGAGTGCTGCAATTTTCGACCTCAAAACCACTGGCACACCGGGTAGCTAATGAGTAGCAGGTTCATCTACGACCATAAGGGTCATGTTGCTTCTGAGGTTATAGTTGAACCTGACGAGGTCACCTGGGCAATGCATGAAAATGTAGTGCCCCAGCTAGAACAGACGAAACGGGAGCGGGATACCTACCAGCGGAAACGCAACGAGGTGTTCCGCCCTATCGCTAACGTGCCTGAAACAGTGGTAGCCCAAGCCCTCACAGAGGGATGGTTCCATGACAAGAAGCGTTGGAAAAAGTGGGTCAATGACTCTGAAAACAAAAACTGGCGAATAACAGATGGAAGATTTTGAAGCAGCGGTAAGAGCTCAAGTTCGTGCAATGGTATCTGCAGGAGAGGCTATGACAATCACCCAGAATGCAATCATAAAAAACTGGGGTAGTGGAGGCCTTTTTCGGGTTATGCAGATAGTTGTCGAAGAGATGAGCCAGCCAAAAAAAAAGAAGTGATAGATGGCATTAAGCACTTACAGCGAATTGCAGGCGGCGATAGCGGATCTGCTGAATCGCAGTGATATTGCCAGCCCCATCCAAGACTTCATAACTTTATGCGAAGCTGACCTGAACAGAAGACTCCGCGTCAGAGAGATGACAGCGCGAGCGACAGGAGCTACCAGCGACCAATTTACTGTCCTACCCAGCGATTTCCTGGAGGCCAGAAATATCCAGATCAATACCAATCCTCCAGCGGTTCTTGACTATAGGAGCCCGGAGGCCCTTGACCGCTTCAGGGCAGAGAGCGGAGGCGGAACAGGAACACCGCAGTTTTACACATTTGTGGGAGATACCATTGAAATTGCGCCAACTCCAGCAAGCAGCCAAACGCTGGAAATCGTCTACTACAAAAAAATTACGCCACTGTCAGACGGGAATCCAAATAACTTTGTACTCGATAGCCATAGCGATATCTACTTGTATGGTGCTGCCCTTCATAGTGCTCCCTTTCTGGGCTCTGACGAGAGGGTAGCGTTATGGGCATCAATCTATGACAGCAAGGTAGAAAGGCTGAACCAGGCAGACACAACCGCGCAGCACAGCGGCAACACACTCAGAATGCTCTCAAACCCAATAGGATAACATGGCATTTTCAGACTATCTTGAAGACAAACTTCTCAAGCATATTTTTACTTCCACAGGATACACAAGTCCGAATGCCAGCATCTATGTTGGCTTGCTGACAGCAGGCCCAACAGACAGCAGCACCGGGGCTACAGTGACAGAGGTTTCTAACGCTAATTCATATGCCAGGGTCCAGGTATCTGCATGGACAGTGACAGGCACAAACCCTACACAGGCATACAACACAAATGCTATTGAGTTTCCTACAGCAACAGGAACCTGGGGCACTATCAGCCATATCGGCGTGTTTGATGGAGGAACGATTGGAGCAGGAAACCTGCTTGCCTATGTCAACCTATCAGATCCAAGCGACAGCACCTCTGCGGTAACCAAGACGATCCAGAATGGTGATGTGTTTCGCATCCTTGCACAAAAACTCTCTGTGCGACTTGACTGATGAATTACAAGTACGGGGTAGGTGCATTCGGTATTACAGTACAAGACGCTGGAGCAGTCCCGGCAGCTACGGGTAGCGCGGTAATTTCCAGCAGTCCCTATTTTGGACCACAAGGATATTTATCTGCGGTTAGCACCATGGTAGCCGCTCCTGTTGTAGAGGGAGAAGCCGGGCAGTGTATTATTTTTGGAACATCAGTTATGAGCTCAAGCGGACAGTATACGCCAGGAGGGCAGGCTGTGATGAGCGGAACAACAGCAGCTACCTCTAGCGGAGATATCGCCTGGAAAGGACAAACAGGCAGCAGCATAACCTGGACCATACAACGACAACACCCTAATGGCTGATAGCAACACCACTAATTTTTCTCTAACCCAGCCAGAGGTTGGGGCCAGCCGATCCACATGGGGAGGCAAGCTCAACACTGTAATAGGCAACCTTGACACTTTAATAGCAGCAGCGTGCCCAATTGGCTTGGTGCAGCTTTGGCCTAAAAGCACTGCTCCAAATAGTTCATGGCTGGTGTGCGATGGCAGCGCAGTTTCCCGCACAACCTACAGCGATTTATACACAGTGATCGGGGTAACCTACGGCACCGGGAATGGTTCCAGTACATTCAACCTGCCTGACTTCAGAGCTCGCGTACCAGTTGGCTACAACAGTGGCGCAATTGATGACAACAGCGATGGCAGTAATGACAGGAGTAGCAGGGCAATTGCAGCAACAGGAGGAGCGGAGTCTGTGACCCTAGCAACTAGCGAGCTGCCTTCCCATACTCATGCCAACAGTCTTTCCAACACAGGCACAGACTCTGTCGCTCAACAAACAACTGTCGCGGACACAGGACACGGGCACAGCATATCTCCAAACCCGCATACGCACAGTTACACCAGCCCATTAATACCTGGAACACGGAGTGCTAAAGATGGCACAGATTATCCTGGTGACACAGAAATGTATCCAACCTCTAATGGCGGAACAACAACGAACACATCTCTAACTGTCCAGACAGGAAATGCGGTTTTAAACGTCACAAACCCAACGCACAGTCATTCCGTTAATGTATCCCTAACCAATGCGGCTGTAGGAGGCGGAGGAGCTCACGAGAACATTCAACCCTTCCAGGTCATCAATTACATTATTTTCGCTAAATATCCTACGTTGAGCTGATATGGATTACGTTTTTTATGTGAAGGTTGCAGGCGGCAAGTTCGTCATCGATGGATACAGCCAGCAAGCCCTGGATCTAGGGCACAACATCACCTACAAGTTTGATCAATCTGACAGCAGTAACGCCAGCCACCCTCTGCGCCTTTCCACAACAAGCGATGGAACTCATGGAGGAGGGTCAGCATACACAACAGGCGTAACCACAGCAGGCACACCAGGAAGTAGCGGAGCCTACACGCAGATCGCTGTCACCAGCAGCACCGCAGCTACCCTCTACTATTATTGCAGCAACCACAGCGGCATGGGCGGAGTCATTGCCACTACCGGGAATGAATACGCGACAACCAGCAGAGGATTTAGGCAGCCGATCCTGGGAAATGCGATTGATACCTGGGGCAACTACAGCAACCAAACTGTGGATCTGATCAACGCGGAATTTGACACAACTGTGAACACCACAATACCTTCAACTGCCACGGCAAAAGCAATCGCCATGGCCCTGGCTTTAGGATGATATGGCAACATTTAATCGATACACAAGCAATGATGTCACAGCCGCGGCATCAATCCACCAATCAAATGCATCATCTGCAACAGAAGCAGACATCTGCATAGGGTTTTCCATAGCAAACGCAGGCAGCAGCACCGCGACTGTGAACGCTTATGTTAATGATGGAACGAATGATATTCATCTGGCAAAAAGCGCAAAAATTCCTGTTGGTGGCGCAATCGAAATCATCCAGGGAAAACTGGTTTTAGATAATAACGACAATGTTTTTGTCAGCAGCGATGTTGCTGTGGATGTGTGGCTTTCTGTATTAGATAACGCGAGCGCATAATGAAAAAAATTGGATCAGTATCAACAGGAATCGAAAGCGTAACGCAGGATAAGCTGGATTTAAAAACTGGCGGAAATGTTGTTTTGCAGGCTGATAGTAGCGGTGTAACAGGACATATTTCTTCAACACAAAGTGGGATTTTTCGTAATCCTGCAACTATTAATTCTGCTGTAACAATAAGTGCAAATGAAAATGCTGTCATGGCTGGGCCAGTGGAAATTTCTAGCACTGGAAGTTTAGTTGTGGAAGGAACATTAGTCATTGTTTAGAAAGGAACTATGAATTTCTTAAAAGCTTTATTCATTAACTACATCGTTGTGGATAACAACTCCATACAAGCGAAAGCTGGTGGCATACACGACAAACAATCCTTTGCTCAAACGGCATTACACCGATCATTAATAATGAGTTAATATGGCAAACCCAAGTACAACTGGTGGAACAGGCGCAGGCACAGAAGTTATTCGCAGAAAATTTGTAAAAAATGGCGATTTTTCAACTGCGGTAAAAATTCTTGATGGTGAGGCAAATCATTTATATACGATTGTTACCATTATAGTTTGTAATGCTTCAACCACAGATGCAGAAGTAATAACGATGTACGTTAACCCTGCAGAAAATGGAAGCGATGTAACAACACTTTTAAAACAACAAGATTTACCTGCTAAAAGCACCTTTGTTTTTTCAGATAGATTTACTTTAGATGCAACTGATGAATTACTTTTAATCTCCAGTTCATCGTCCTCGCTTGGTGTGTGGCTTACTTACATTGATCAAACTTATTCATAATAAAAAAAAATGAGTGGATTAGTTGAATTAAGTGCAGATGCACGATCTAAAACGATAGGTGGTAATTTTAGGTGTAGAGCATGGGTTAATTTTGATGGTAGTGGAACTGTAGCAATAAGAAACTCAGGTAATGTTTCAAGTATCACTGACTATAGTATAGGTAAGTACATAGTTAATTTCACGACTGCTATGCCTGATGCAGACTATGCTCTTTCTGGTTCTGCCGCTAGTAATACTAGCGAAGGTGGAGTGTATCAAGGACATCCCTGGAATAAAGATGCAAATGGTTGTTGGATATGGTCAGGATGGCAAGGAACGCATTCTGATCGACAAATAATCTCAGTAAGTGTTTTCCGATAAAAAACTATGAACCAAAAAATAATATACCCTAACGAAACAGGAATAGCAGTAATCACTCCAACTGGTGAATTATCACTAGAAGAAACCGCATTAAAAGATGTTCCAAGTGGTATTAAATATAAAATTATTGATGTTTCTGATTTACCACAAGATCGAGATTTTAGAAATGCTTGGGAATACGACTTTACTACAGACTTTGACGGAGTAGGTGCATGAACATTACGATCAACTTAGACAAAGCCAAAGACATCACAAAGGGGAGACTTAGGGTTAAACGTAAACCCTTACTAGAAGCACAAGATATTTTGTTCATGCAAGCACAAGAATCTGGATCTGACACAAAAGCAATCGTAGCAGAAAAGCAAAGGTTACGAGATATAACTAAAAGCGTAGATTCTTGTAAAACTACTGATGAACTTAAAGCTCTTAAATGTGAGGCATAATGGCTTCTGAACTTAAATTAACGAATATAAAGCACCCAAGTAGTGGCAGTAACAATCTGGTGCTTGCGAGTGATGGTTCTGCGACTATTGCTAATGGGACTATTAATGCAGGGACTTTAGATTCTTCAGTTGTTTTTCCAACTAAAGTAAAGATGGGTAGTTACCAATTTGATCAAGGTATAGCTTCAGGCACTATTGCTATAACAGGAATCGGTTTTAAACCTAATCTTATTGAAGCATGGGTGAATTATATAGGAAATGATCGGTTTAGGTCTTTTGGGTATTGCAGAGATGTTGGTGGAACATTAACTCAGCAATGCTCACAATTTTTTGCTGATTCCTCAAATTTTACTTTAAGTAATTACTTTGCATCAACTTCAGATGCTACTTCAGGCGTTGATGCTAATATGCAAAAATTTGCAATTCAGAGTTTTGATTCAGATGGATTTACAATTGCTAATACAAAATCGGGTTTACCAAGCTCAACGCACAATCTAACTTATGTAGTTTATTTTATAGGCACAATGTCATGACTAAGATTGTAATACAAAAATCAACTGGACAAATTCTTGAAGCTTATTCAGGTGTAATTCCTGAGGATAACACAATTGTAAAAAATAATTCTTCAATTGATGAATCAGATTTAGAGATTAAGACAGTATCACCAGAAGAACATTCAAAGATTGAACAAGATTATTTAAAAAAATCTGCAGACGGGTATAAAATACTAAGGCAACAAGAATACCCATCTATTCAAGAGTGTATTCACGCAATTTTGGATGATGATTTAACAGCATTGCAAGCAAAGCGGAAAATAGTAAAAGAGAAATTTCCTAAACCAGAATAAAAATCATGCCTAGCGATCTCCAGATAACGAACATTCGTGACCTAAATAATGCTAATTCTGCAATTAGTATTGCTTCAGATGGTCAGATAACTGTTAATCAAAATAATCCTACGCTGACACTGGGTTCAAATGCAGTTATGCCTAGTCATAGCGTTGTTCACGCACAAACTACTGAGTTAGCAGGAAGTTCTTTAGAACTTTACAATTTTTCTTCAAGTGGAAGTTTTGTTTATGGTACATATTATACTACAACTTTAGAAATTACTATTGCATCAGCAAACGCTGTCAAAGGTTCTAACATTTTAGTTTTTTATAGTCATGGAATAGGGGTTGGTCAGGGTACTTCTTCAAATCAAATAGCTTATAGGTTGCAACGGACTGCTCCGAGTGCAAGCACTGTTCACAAAGCGGAATATATTGGTAATCAAGGTGCAACAACTCCTCTTCCTAGACTTAGTGTCAATGGACATGGAATTGATGATAGAAGTGCATCTGGTGATTATGTCTATAAAGTTGAAGTTACAGCTTATGGTGAGAGCACTGGAAATAGCGTTTACCGCAATTGGTATGCAGGGTCAGTCAATACAATAACTGCTTTGGTGTTAAAATGAGTGATAAAATAATAGAATTTAACTGGAAATTACAGGCCGTAAAAAATATTGCACCTAATTGCAGTTTTTCTACAGATAACGAAGGAAAAATTAATTGGGGTAGTGGTAATCCACTCGATGAACCAACTAAAGCAGAAATTGACAAAGAAATAGCTAGACTAAAAGTTGAATATGAAAACCAAACTTACGCTAGGTCAAGGTCATCCCAATACCCAAGTATTATCGATGTAGTAGTCGCATTAGCAGAAAAAGAAGAAGGTAATGATTCTATGTGGAAAGAAATAACTGGAAAGCGAGCTAAAGTAAAAGCAGACAATCCAAAGCCTTAGATGGATCAACACTTTAACCCGTCTGACAATTACTATCACTACCCACAGGCTGAACCTATGCCAGACACAGAACTATTATTGACGTTAGTTGAACGAATCGGCGTGCCTGTCGCGACTTTGATAGCCGCCGGGTATTTGATCATGTGGCTGCTGAAGAATGCCTCTGCTGAAAGAAATGCCTGGCAGCAGCGGGATGAGGCGCAGGATGAACGGATCTTAAAGATGGCACAGAACTCCTCAGACGCGCTGCTTCATGTAAAGGTGGCGTTAGAGGCAAACACTGCCGCGATGAAAGAACTCATTCGATATAAAACGTGATGGAAACAATAGAAGAGAAAAAGACGATAAAGGGCAGCCCTAACCAAGCCACTGTAAACGACAAGGTCCAGTATCTGAGGTTTTGGGCAAGGCTTATTATTTCAGTGTTAGTTTTCGGTGTTTATTTCTTTATTTGCTGGAGCCTTTTCCAATCCAGCCAGGAAGAGCTTTCGGACTCTGTTCGGTCAATTATGCAAATACTTGTGGGAGCTCTGACAGTGGTCCTGGCCTCTGTGTCAGGATACTATTTTTCTAGCCAAGACGATTTAGTAGAAGAGAAAAAAGATGATAGAGACAATACTCCTAAACCTAGTTAAGAACCTTGTAGTCAGCGAGGCTACTGACCTTGTTGGTGACACAGTGCAGAAAGCCATCGATGACAACCTCGATGAAGGCGAGAAGATGATGCTTGATAAAGCTGTCGAATCAATGCCCAACGAGTTTAAGAACATCAAGGACCTGCTGTCTTGAAGCTCGCGAAATCATTCTCTCTTAAAGAGCTCACCAGGAGCCAGACAGCTCAGAGGCATGGCATTTCAAATGAGCCTGCCAACGATGATGAAGGCCAGCAGGTCATTGTCAACCTGACAGCTCTCTGCCAAAAAGTGCTGCAGCCTATTCGGGATGCTCATGGGAGGGTAGATGTCAACAGCGGACTCCGGGTGCCAAAGTTAAACGCGATCATAACAGGAAACCCAAATAGCAAGAGCCAGCATCAGTATGGCCTGGCAGCCGATATCGAGTGTCGCGACATATCAAACCTGGAGCTCGCGAAATGGATCTCTGAGAACCTGGAAGTCGATCAAGGAATCCTTGAGTGCTGGCAGAAGGGCGATGCCATCGATAAGGCCCCACACTACGGGAGAAGCGGCTGGGTACATGTGAGCTACAGACCAGACGGGGAGAACCGCAACAAGTGGATGACCGCGTCTGTTGTTGATGGAAAGATGCAATATGAGGATGGCATCAATCCTTGAAGGTCACAGAGTATTTTACAGCAAAAGACTTGATGTGCCGCTGCTGCGGGGATCTTCCAGCAAAAGAGCCGCAGGTAATTAATTTCTATGAAAAGCTAGATGAGCTCAGATCCCTCTGTCGCTTTGAGATATCGGATGCGTATCGATGCCCGGAGAGAGATAAGAAAGTATCGCTAAACATCGCGACAGCAGGCCATGGCGTTCACACAATGGGGGTTGGAGTACACATACCCTGTGCTGTTAACACAGCACACAAGATCCTGACCAACGCTTTTAAGGTTGGTTTCACAGGGATAGGAATAAACCAGGACGGGCCCTATAAACTCAGATTCATCCACCTGGACACGATTACCACAGAAGAAGGAGGCATCGCCAATCATGGAAGACCATGGGTGTGGTGCCACAGAAGCGAACCATCGTTACATAACTACTAATGCCTTTGTTACCAGTTGAGATCCCGCCGGGGATATTTAAAAACAGCACACAGTACCAGGCAAAGAATCGATGGTTTGATTGTAACCTCGTTCGATTCACTGAAGGCCGCATCAAGCCCATAGGTGGATGGAGCAGGCTGACAGACGATCAATTCACAAACCCTGTCAGAGGGATGCACTCCTGGAGAACGTCTGCAGGAAATCAGTATCTCGTTATCGGCACTACCAAAAGCGTGCATCTTTATGATGGGACAATCATACACAACATAACACCCACAGCGAGAGCTGATGGTGTAAGCATGACCGCGTTTTCATCGTTGACAGACTTTGATGTAGCAGGGCTTGGTTATGGTGTAGATGACTATGGAGAGGACTACTGGGGCACGCCGC